GAACCGTCCACCGCTGGAAGGCGTGAGCTCGCGTCCAGTTGAACAAGTTGATTCGCCCCCGTTCCGACGTCCGCATTAAGAGTCGACGTTGCGCCAGTGCCTGATAAGACCAGGCCAGTCCCGTCGATGTTCAACGTAGTATCATCGGCGTAAATGTTGACCGCGCCGGTCGCTCCGTTGACGCTCGTCACTGGAGCGCTCGGAAGGTTGGTCAGCTGTGAGCCATCCACAGCAGGAAGACGAGACGAGGCGTCAAGCTGAACGAGCTGATTCGCTCCTGTCCCGACGTCCGCATTAAGAGTCGACGTTGCGCCGGTCCCGCTCAAGACTAGACCAGTTCCGTCGATGTTTAGCGTCGTGTCGTCCGCGTAGATATTCACGGCGCCCGTCGCGCCGTTGACCGAAGTTACTGGAGCGCTTGGAAGGTTCGTCAGCTGACTACCATCGACAGCGGGGAGACGCGAGCTCCCATCAAGCTGAACGATCTGGTTCGCCCCTGTTCCGACATCCGCGTTGAGAGTCGAGGTCGCTCCGGTTCCGCTCAAGACTAGGCCGGTTCCGTCGATGTTCAACGTCGTATCATCGGCGTAAATGTTGACCGCTCCGGTCGCGCCGTTGACGCTCGTCACTGGCGCCGCTGGGAGATTCGTTAATTGCGAACCGTCGACCGCTGGCAACCTGGCCGACCCGTCGAGCTTAACGATCTTATTTGCTGTCGTTCCGCTGTCCACGTCGAGGGTAGAAGTCGCGCCTGTTCCGCTGACGACGATCCCATCACCGGCGAGATTGAGAGTCGCATCGTCCGCGTAAAGGTTGACCGCTCCAGTTGCGCCATTGACGCTCGTCACGGGAGCGCTTGGAAGGTTCGTCAGCTGTGATCCGTCCACCGCTGGGAGACGAGCTGAACCGTCAAGCTTGACGATTTTCCCCGCCGTTGTCCCGCTGTCCACGTCGAGGGTCGACGTCGCGCCCGCTCCATTGACGACGATCCCGTCGCCAGCGAGGTTTAAAGTCGCGTTGTCTGCATAAAGGTTAACGGCTCCGGTTGCTCCGTTGACCGAAGTCACCGCGCCGCCTGCTCCACCCTGACCAATTGGTCCTGTGATCTTGATAGCCATGATTCCCCCTTAAACAGTCGCGAGCTCAAAGCCGCAGATAATCACGAGCTCGTCTCCCACCGCCGCCTTCTTATAGGCGACCGTCGATGGAGACGATCCAGCAAGGCCAGCGATATCGATAGAGATCGTGGAGCTCGCTGGGATCTCAAGCTCTCCGCTTGTGGTATCGCCAGCGCCGCCGCGCGCGCGGAGCTTGAAGAAGGCGCTCGCAGTCGTCGACGAATTGTGGACGGTCACAGCGGTAAAGAGCAGATCAGCCGCGAGAGCGGAGCCGGTCTTCGAGTCGGTGAAGTCATCCGAAGAGAGATCCGTCCAGTCCGTCGAAGCGTTGCTGGAGGTGTCGACCGACGCGATATAAGCAGCGGTCCGGACTGGTTGAGTCGTATATGCAAAGCGAGCCATTTATTTTCCCTTGAACTTGTGCTCCGCCGCGTTTCCGCCGACGAAGGCGCCGAGCGCAGTTTGAAGAGCGAGTAAGACCTCGGACGAGGCTTTATCGAGGACAGCGAGAAGAGCGGTCACAATGACAGAGACCAGATAGGCCGCCATCTTCCGCCCGCCGAGCGCGGAGACGATCTTAGGTGAGATCGGAGACTTGAGGCCGGTAGACGACGGCGACGGTTGAGAGCTCGCGCTCTCTGGTCCCGACTCCCTCTCGATAGCGTCCATCAGGTCCGTTAGCTCTGGCGTTGCCTTCCCAGGTTGAGAAGCAATCGGCGCCTGGCCGTCGACAGATTGTGATGTGATGTCCATAAGGTTTGCGCTCCCTATCTGCCTGTGAGGCCGAATCATTCCACACTACGACTATATCACCCGCTCTCATGTTTGAGGTCGGGATGCGCCTCGACTGCCAGTCTCTCCAGAGACGATAGGTCGAGGGAAACGTACGCTTACGGATCTCGGGTTTGAGGATCGCCCAGCAATAAGCTGCGAAGGCGCCGCACCAGGCAAAGTCGCCGTTCTTCTCGTATGGGTTCGCGCCGTCCTTCTTCATATTCGCGTCAGCCCACTGGAGGCCCTCATCGCTTCGGATGTAGACGTTAATTCGATCAGCGCTGTGAGCTCCGCCGCCGCCTGGCTCCGTGACGTCGAGCTCCCACTCACCCTCCGCGCGGAGAGTCGCGTCGAGCGCCGCTTGAGAGATCGCGTCCGCGAGTGGCTCCGGAGCTCCAGCGCGGTCGTCGCCTGGTCGAAGGTCGATCTGGCTCGCGAGGAGCTCGCGCTCGACATGGCGGAGGCGATAAGCGGTCTGCTTAATCTCCGCTTCGAGGTTTGAAACTTCCGCTTTGAGGCTCTTGATCGTCACTCTCATAAATATTTGTCTCCGTCATCAGAGGAAGCGCCGATCGTCCCAGAAGAGTCGGCGAGATATGCCCTGATCTGGTGACGCGCTGGCGCGGTGTCGTATGTGGTCGGCTCGATATGACCGACCGCTGACGCGACCCCATGAGCCGCTGTGAACGTGATCTGATTCGTGGCGGTGTCGACCGAGTCGATCTTAAGCGTCGTCGGATTGTCCTCGTCGCCTGGTGGGATATATTGAACCCGATCCCCCTCCTCGAAGAGCGCGAGGTCTGTGGTGAGCTCTCCAGCCGCATCGCGTCCGCGCGTGTATGTATTCGGATCAAATTCGAGGACCGTCGCCGAGACGACCGCCACCACTTCCGCGCTCGCGTTCCACCCCGCCGCGCCGAGACCATAGTGGAGAAGCTCGACGTCGACCCCCTCGCCGGTGAGAGACTGGCGGACCGACTGAACCAGCGCTAGGCCATCGGTGACACCGTATGAATCCCCGTAGCCCTTGAAGTGAGGAGACGAGACCTCGACCATCGCGCCGACCTCTAGAAGGTGGCCAAGATCAAAGCCGACCGACCCGCGCCAGACTCGGACGGGATCAGAGGCGAGGCGGAAGATCCGCGTGAACATCGGGCGCACCGCTGAATAGAGATCTGCGCTGTTCTGCCCTAGTCGCTCCGCCGTTGCGCCGTAGAGCTCAAGGTCCATCGACTGGCGCTCTTGAGAGTAAGCCATGATCGCCCGCTCATTGTTAACGATGACCTCGCCGTTGAACTTCTTCTCCGCGTCGTCCCAATCATACTTGAAGGCGATCTGGTTCACCGAAGCGTCGCGCGTTCCCCATGATGGAGGAGGATCGACAAGCCAGTCACCCGCCGCGATCGTCTGGCGCACTCGTGAAGCCTGCTCCATCCCGACCGGAACACAAGTCAACTTGAGTCGCTCGTTATCGGTTCCGCTTCGACGGAGGACGATCGCGGCGCCGAGCGCTTTTAAGATCCCTTCGACGACGTCCAGAATCTCGACATCATCACCAGAGAGCGCGAGCGTCATATCCGAGAGACGAGTCGCATCGGAGAGAGCGAGAAAGCTGTTCTCGTCGATGGCGCTCGAAGGCAGGTTTAGCCCGATCGCGGAGACGTCATAGTCGCCGTTGACCTGGTTCCCCCCTCCGCTCTCCAGAAGCTGGAGAATGATCTCGCCAGGGGGAACCGCGTCGAAGAGATTCGCGAGAGCGATCTTTGCTCGACCATCGTCTCCGCGTGACGCCCAGTCGACAATCGGCTGAAGGTCTTGGGGCTGCCGGTCGGCGAGGATGAGCCCATAACCGACGGTCGCTGTCCCGTAGACCTCGGCGACTTGATGAGTGACCATCACGGTCTGTTCTATTTCAGAGTCGATCCGTCGATCGTAGCTGATCACCGATACAGGGAAAACGCTGGTCCCAGCTGCGCTGGGTAGCCCTGGGAGCTGATCAGAGACGAGGATTCTCCCTTCGCCTGGTTGGAAGAAGGCGAGCGCATAATCGCGGAGATTGTAGACCTGAAGCTTTTGCTCGTCTTGCTCCCATGCGCGCCGGTAGAGAGTCGCGTCTCTCCTCGCGTTTTCATGCGGTGGGAGAAGGGGATACTCTCGCCGCGCTGGCGGAGACCAGTCGATTGGAAGAACCATGAGCTCGCGACCGGTCACTTCGCTGACTGGTCTTTGTGGACCGTTCGCGCTCCAGTATCGGAGATTCCTCACTCCCTCGTTGAAGAGCGCCGCCGGATGCGTCCAAAACATGATGTGAGTGCGGAGGCGAGTATCGGCGAAGGGGAGCAATCGGAGCTGAATCCGTCCGCCTTCCTCGACCAAGCGGACCGAGAAGAAGCCGCCATCGCGACCAGTGCGACCACTCGGCGCCGCCGCGTTGAATCCAGTGATGAACTCCTCCGGCCATCGGATCAGACCCTCGGATTGTTCATAGCGCTTGATCTCTTGGCAGGGGATCACGTAGCCGTGTTGATCGTTGTGAAATTCGGAGAGCGGTCGAGGATCGGGGTCAAGGTCATAACCGACGTTAAGACCGGCGTCGATCCGATAGGCGACGACCTCGAAGCGCTCGATCTGTCCGCCTTTATTCTCTAAGCCAAGATCACCGATGCGAGGATGATTGCTATATCGCGCGCCGTCCGCTGTGGTGAGCGTGATATCGAAAATCTCTTCGTGCTGATGTTGTCCAGTCGTGAACTCTTCCGAAGTAGGCAGAGACCCGCCGCCGTGGTGATTCCAAGAACCGATACCGACGCCCATGAGATTGGGTTGAGCGGTCGGGCTTGGCGCGTGGAGACCTTGCGCATATTCGACGATGTTCCCGACGCCCGCCTCGAAGCGGTGATAGCCCTGAAGGAGTGTCGTCTGGCGGGAGATCTCGCCGGTGAGCCCTTGGTCGATCAGCGCGGTGAGGGGAACGACTTCGAGCGTCACCGCGAGACCATCTTCAATCTGTGGAGTCGAGTCGAGGAAGCCTCTCATGAGCTCGACCCAGCCACCGAAGGAACCATCGTTCCGACCAGGTGAAACCCAGATCGACGCGCGGCGCCCGCGCCAGTAGCAGATTTGATCCGTCATCTCTGGCGCGTTGGTTCCGCGCAGAGAGATCAGGTGATCCTGTATCGGAGTATCGGCGAGGCCGCGATCGCTGAACGTGATGGTGGGGTTAGCGCCGCTCGTCGTCCCAGAGACGAGGAAGGTCTCGGCGCCGATATGCGCATAGTCTCCGCTTGAGTAAACCGCGCTGACGTCGCGATCGAGCTCGACGGTGATTGGGGTCGAGTCACTGTGATTGATGCCATCGACGAGGAAAGAGTGAGAGGCGCCGCTCGCGCGCGGTCCGATCCGTGAGAGAATCACGCCTGGATCAGAGTCGCCTCCGTTCCGGTCGATAACGAGCGAGACCGTGATCGGCGTATATGAGGCGACGCCGCCGAGAGGATCGAGATTCGCTCCGTAGTCTGTGACGTTGACGATCGCTTCCTTGAACGTCCGGAGCGTCGCGCCTGGCGTCGTTGATAGCGCGTTCCCGATCGCGGGAACACTGGTCAGCCCTTCGGAGGAGTGCGAATAGTAGACCTCCGGAAGGCCCGCGATAACCAGCGCGAAGCGCCTCTTCTGGCTTCTATCCGTTAAGCTCATGTCCACTGCTCCTCGTAGAGCTCGAAGATATCGACCGACGTGATCGACACTTGCGTACAATCAAGGCTCACCATGAGCTCGAGGCCGCGAGACGCGGAGGGGATCACCAAAGGACGAGGCTCGTCGACTCCTCCGCTCGCGTCTCTGATCTGCGCGGTCGTTGTCGCTTCAAGGAGCGCGTATCGAGTACCTACGCCTTCTGAATAGTTGGTCGATTGAAGACGCCCGTTGGTCGCCGACCAAGAACAGCCGACGTCTATTTGAGTATGAGCTCCGCCGCTCGTGTTCAGCTCGAAGAGCGACGCATTGATCGAGGCAGACGACGCCGCGCGATAGCGGATAAAGAGGACGACATAACGAGCCATGGGTGAGGAGAGCCAAGGGATCTCCAAAAGCTCCGACGACTCTGGAGCCTCCGCGTCTATCTCAATCGTGTCTGTATCACCGTCGAGATCGGCGAAGTCTTTGGGCGTCAATCTCGTAAAATTCGCATGAACACAGCGACGAGCTCGACCGAGCGCGAGGTGATTCGTGAGGTCGATCATCTGGGCGATCGTCCCGCCAAATACCGGCGAATCGACGTTGCACGCTCGCGTTGATGGAGCGTTGATTTGATAGGCAGGGATCAGCGCCATCGTTTAAGGCCCCCATATCTGAACAGACCAGACCGGCGAGGCCGGTGCTACGTTTTCGGTTGGAGGTCGATCAAGACCGTCTCGAATGAGATCGGTGTCCGCCTGGTCGCTGATACTCTCGCGCCGAAACGGCTCAAGCGCTGTCAGCTCTTCCCAAGCGGGAGTGACCGTCGCCGCCGCGATTGTCTTCCGTCGATCTCGCCACAAGATCAAGCGGTCGTCTCCGTTCCCATGAGTCGCGGCGAAGACAAAGGCGGTGTACTCATGATCTCGATCGCGAGACCCTCCCCAAGCCCTGATGAGTGCGCGGAACTCGCGGAACATATCAGGGAGCATCGTCGCTGGAGCTCGCGCGCTGGCGACCCGCTGGAGACCAGACCACGCGAAGAGCGGTCGAGGTCGCTTGGCGAGAGCGCGGAGAGTCTGGACGAGATTCTTCCCGCGCGCGCTGGCGAGGGGATAGTCGGCGCCGCTTCGGTCCTCTCCGAGTGGAGTGATCTTGAGCGTCCCAAAATGATTCTGGTCGACCTGACCAGCGGCGAGAGGAGAGGTGAGCGGGAGCCAGTGGAGAGAGATATACTCGATGATCGTTCCCGTCGAGCTGCTATGAATCGCCTTAGCTGTGATCTCCGCATATTCGTTCGACTGGACGCCAGTTGAGAGCGTCGCGCGATACCAAGTGGCGACGTTGCTCGTGATGTTGATGGTCGCGGTGTTGCTGTTCTCGGACTCGGTGAAAACGATCGAGCCGGTCCCGACGTTGTTGAGCTTCGCCTTCACCAGAATCACAAGCGTCTGATGAGCATCACTAGGGACGGGGACGCGCCAGATACAGTTATAGTCCGCTGGAGTTCCTAGGACAGAGAAGACCGCGCCCTGATAGCCCTGACTGACGACCGGAGAACAGCCAAGGTGAGCATGCGTGAAGTTGACCAGTTGAGTCAGCTTCTGGATCGTCTCCGACTCGATCACCTGACCAGAGACGACCGCGTCAGGAGAGGGGACAGCACCCGCGCCGCTAGTTGGAAGTACGAAAGTGTTCGCCATGAGACCCCCAAAAGATAGACGCGTGTCTACCTTACTTGATCATGCTCGATCGTGACAGATAGAGGAACACGGCGACGGATCCTAGTCGGATAATTAAGATCGAAGGTGTTCTCCATCAATCGCCCGATATACCGACCGCGCTCGTCTTGGATCGAGTACAACGGGCCATAGTTGCCGACAACATAGGTTGAGCCGAAGACACTCATCGGCGCCGCATGTCGTCGAGAATCTCCCCACTCTCCATAATAGGTGAGCGCCTGCCCTGGTCCGGTGTAGGGAGCGAAGCGCTCGACGAAGTGTTGATAAAGATCTCGCTCGTCCGCCGCCGCATCGACGAAGAAGTCGACGCGACTCCGCGTATAGGTTCCGAGCTTGTTCGAGACCATTGATCCGCCTAGTCGGCGCCGCCTCGTCGCCATCGTCTCAACCGAGAGCTGATGACGCTCGACGGGTCGAGTAGGGATCAGGACCGTCGCGCAAGGGTAGGTAGCTTTGAGGCGCTCATAGCTGGAGCCGATCACCGTCGTCGAGGTCTCGGAGCCCGTGAAGCCTAGAAGATTCCTAAGCGCTGTGGAGCTCCACGTCAGATCAGTGACAGCGGTCGGATAAGAGACGACCGCAAAGCCCTCTTCATCGATCAACCATCGAATCGAGTTGAGTCCGCTTAGGCTCATGATCGAGGTATCTCGCGCGCTCAAGTTATTCGTACCGTTCGCGTCGTCTACATCGCCGACCGATCCCCCCTCGCGGAGCGCGACGCGAAGGTCTTGATACTCTCCGTCAATCGTTATGATATCGACGCTCGGCTCTCCGCTTGGCGTGATATCCAGAACGAACGGACCAGCGACTCTCCCCCTGATCCAGTCGTTCGGCGCGACCACTTGATGAGATCCGCCGACGAGAGTCGAGGAGAGAGAAGCGGACCCGAGACCGAGATAGTCCGTTCCCGATACGAGCTCAAGATCGAAGGCGCGGTCAGTATTCGAGATCACGACCTTATCGTCAGCGTTGATCGTCGCGCTCCACGTCCCCGCCGTTCCCGATCCCGCCGCCGTGAGATAATGGTCGATTGTATCGGCGATCGTCTGGCTCGCGCTGTAGCCGTTCAGAAAGTCGATCATGTCGGCGTAGATCGTCGAGGCCATCGTGATGTTGATGGCAGTCGACCCGCGTTGATAAAGCGTCTCGCCAGAGAGGTCTCGAAGATCGACCGCTGTCATCAGAGCGAAGTTAGGCGCGCTGTCAGAGCTTGGCATTATGCCCCCCTTAGACGGACCGCGCCGCGACGCGGAGTATTGATAGCTTGAACGACGCGGTCAGCGAAGGCTCTCTCTGCCGCCGCCTTAGTATCGTATATCACCGCTTGACCCATGTTGACGTTGATCGTCACGCCGCCGCGCTCTTCGTCTCGATCGAAGTCTCGATCTCTGATCGATTGAGCAGCTCCAGTGGGAGACGCTCCAGCTCCGCCGCCTCCACCGCTCGCGGAGAGTGCAGAACCAGCGGAACCAGCGGCGACCGCTGCCGCGCCGAAGAAGGCCGCCGCCTTGAAGTGACCTGCCGCCTCCGCTTGTCCCCCTGGCGTGAAGAGCGCCGCTGTCCCCTTAGCGGTCTGCATAATCGCTTCGACTCCAGCTTGGAGCGCGATCGCCTTGAGCGCTTCACCCACTGCGACGGAGACGCTCTCTCCGCTTTGGAGTGCAGCGAGTGAGGCGAAGACCAGCCCTTGCCCGAAGTTTTCAACCGCTAATGTGATCTTTGACATATCGACGGAGGAGAGTTCTTGAAGCGCTTGTGCCTCTTGCCTGGTCAACTCAATCGAGCGCTGGAGAGCGTCGATCCGTTGCATCTCCGCCGCGCGCCGGTCGGCTTCCTGCTTTTCCTCAAGAGCCATGAGCTCGCGCTGGCGATTAATCTGGGCGGTCTCCAGTTGAGTCTCATTCGCCGCCGCTCTTTGGGCGCTCTGAAAGCGGAGTTCGATGAGCTGTCTTTGTTGCTCGATCCCTTTTGTCGCCAGCCGAATCCGAGCTTCTGCAAGCTTCTGCTCATCGGCAAAAGCTCGATCAGCCGCCGCCTTTCTAGCCGCTGCTTCTTGCGCGCGCCCCGCTTCCCTCTGCGCTCGATCGGCTTTGCGGAGTGCTCGAATCTTCGCGCTGGCGACTCGCTCCGCTTGCCAGGACGCTTTCTCATACTCTTGATCACTAGCAGCCGACTCCACAAGGAGTCGCTGTCTCTCCGCGAGCTCTCGACGAATGAGAGCGATTCTTTGTGAAGTTGTCGACGCCTCTATTGAGAGCGCTTCCCTTTGAAAGCGCTCTCCGAGCGCTAGCATCTGTTTATTTGCCCGCAGTTGATCTTCAACAGCTTTAGTCGCTGCTTCTTGTTGCTTCTGAAGAGCGGCGCGACCTCTAGTTTCTATCAGTTTCTCAACTAGCTGTGTCTGCTCTCGGCGCGATTGCATCGCCTTTTGAGTCATCCCATCAAGAGCCTCTTCGGCCTCATTGAGATTCATCGTCGCGACTCTTAGCCGCGCTCTAGCTGCGACACTTTGTTGTAGGAAGTACGCTTCAGTGTGCGTCCGCTTCCGGATCATGTCGACTTCAGCTTGAGCTTGAGCAAAAGCCTTCTGCACTCGCTGGAGTCTCTGACCTTCGACGCCTTCGCCTTCTCTGATCTTCTGTATATATTCAGTCTGCGCTTTTGATACGCGCGTCAGCTGCATCAGCCTCTGTCTCTCGGCTTTTGTCAGAGTGATATTTTCGTCGGCGAGACGCTCCATAACACTGGTAAACTCTGACGCCGCCGCCTTGAGCGCTTCCATTCTCGTCTCAAGGTCTTGAGAATTTCGGATATATTGACGCACCGCTTGAACCACAGCGAAGACAGCTGTACCGATCGCGGCGATAGGACCGAGCATCGCAGTAAAGCTTGTGCCCGCTGTCTTTGAAGCAGTGGATAGGCCGCCGATCCCTTCAGTGAGTGTCCCAACGGTCGAGACGACATTACCTAAAGACGCGGTCATCACATTCGAGCTCGCCGAGAGCGCCTCTCCTACCTGCGCTGCTTTACCTCCAGCGACTTCGGCGCCTCTTCCGATCTTGTTAAGAGCGCCTTGAACTTTGCCGCCGCCTTCAAGCTCGACCTGTATCTCGACTTTTCCCCCGCTAGCCATTACTCGCCTCCTCGTGTGCGCGCTGTCGAGCGCGAGCCTTCATCAGCTCGGTTTGAGTGTGGAGCTCCGTCCATAAATCTATCACCGCGCAAGAAGGCTCGCGGTAAAAGTCTCGAAGACTCCCGAGCCCAGCGCAGTGCGCGCGATAGCTGGAGACCATCGGAGAGAGTCGATTCATGTCGGCGATCGGGCAGCGCCTCACCCGCTGATCTCCCCAAGACGGGTCGGAGTCTGGCGCGATCCGATAGGCCATGACATAGGCGCCTTGCTCGTCTCGCTTGAGCCAGGGGAGACCAGCGCGGAAAGCTCCGCCGCAGTTGCCTCGCCTTCGTCTTAGTGTCGGGTCGCCTTTGCATTGTTCACAACTCCACGCGCGGGAACCAGCATAGGCGATCCAGACACTGGCTCCCGCTGCTATTTTCCCGCGGGTGGCAAAAGCGAGAGCGCTTGAATATGCGCGACGAGCTCCCCCATCAAAACTTGACGATGATGATCCGGACGGATCGAGTCGACGAGCTCCAGCGGGTCACCGTCATGACCTTCGATGGAGACGAGACCAGCGCGAAGCATCTCCCGATAAACGCGCGACAGATAACGATTGTATTCGCCAAGCGCTCGCCGCTCATCTTCTGGAAGATCATGCTGCCAGCGCGCGCGCTCCTTCGGGTCGTCGGGTTGCTCTGTCCAGAGGATTCTCCCGAGCTCCGATCGAGAATAGGCGCCCGCCTCAACTTCCGCGTCTTCTCTAGCTTGAGGAGATAGCGCTCGAAGGGTGAAACGCGTTGCCCCTTCCGTCGAATCGAAGAGGCTCTCGTCGCGCGTCGAGAGATACTCGACCTTAGCCTCTTCAGTCCCGATGACCGACGGGTCAACGGTTGAGACAACTTCAACGGTCTGATCGGTGCTCGTGGAGAATATGAACGCCATTCTTAGAGCCCCAATCCGATCCGAAGAGGAGTCCCTCCCGCGTCGCCGGTTCCCGCATCACCACCGAAGCGAGAAGCCGCATAGGTGAGACTCTGCTGAACGATCTCTCCGTCGATGACTCGGATCTGTGGATCGACTGTCAGGTAAGCGCCTGGCACGTTCAGCGCCATCCCCTGACCGTCGCCGACTGGACCAGTCCCCACAAGGAGATCTCTCACGACCGCGTCGCGGAAGTCATTGTTGATCGTCGTATTCGGAGAGTCGACGGTAAGCGAGACCTCTACGGTCTGATCACTTACTTCCATGTCGCTCATCCCGATCAGAGAAGAGCTCTGACCGATCGGAGTGAGAGTGTTAGTGATCGTCGCGCTGAACTCGGAGACGGAGAGAGCGATGCGCCCGTGTTCGTCTCCGTTATCGGTCCCGATATCCGTTCGCGAGGTCGAGGCCGCGTCGGAGAGGAGGACATAGCAGCTCCGAAAATGCGGAGTCGCTCCATCGGTCGTCTGTGGTTCAACCGGTCCAGTCGCGTTCCCGTGATCGTCCTCAATATGAGCAGCTTGGAAGACGAAGTCACCCATCAAGCGCCCGCCGTCGATCGAGATTGAGAGGCTCTCAAGCTTGCATCCGAAAGCATAGGAGAGGACGCCGACGCCATCGACGCGGAAGGCAAGGCTGTTCGCGACGGATCCGCTGTTGTCTCCCTTGGCCGTGTACCAAGTCTGGAGGAGACGGACGGTGTCGGATGTGGTGAGGTCGCGGGAGAGCGCTGGAGAGTAACCGATGTTCCCCGTCCCGCTTCCGTTCTTGGAAGTAACATGGGCGTATTCTGCGCGCCCGTTGATCTCGATCCCGAAGAGGCCGCCGAGCTTGTAGCTCGCGAGAGTGGTCGGGGTGTATTCATTCGTCCCCACCGCCGCGCTCACCGCGTCGTTCTCCGCGCCTGGGATCGTGGTCGAGAATCCAGCGGAGAGGAGACGACCGAGAGCGGTCCCAGCGTAGTTTGAACCAGTGCCGAGCGTGGTAAAGTCGCATCGAACGGTGACGGTTCCGGTTCTGCGCTGTTGCTTGGTTCCGGCGATGTATGTCGTATCAAGCTCCGGAGGGAGACCGTGAGGACCGTCGCGCGCCTCTGTGCGCTCCGAGACCGGAGGCTCGCCTGGAACGACGATGGGATCTCTCTCACAGGGGATCGAGATAAAGGAGAGACCGGTAGCGCTTGGAGCTCCAGTCAAAGAGCTAAGCGATCCGAAAGAGCTCTCGACCGCGACCGAGAGTGAACGATGTGTAACTGCCATCAGAAGGCCTCCGAGAAGAGAAGGTCGAACGGAACAATGAGAAGGAGCGCCGCTGGGTTTCCTGCCTCATCAAGGAGCGGAGTGGTCGTAGCCTCTCCGGTGATCAGTGAGGTGATCCCAGTCGTCGCTAGACTATACGCGGGATCGCGCAAGGAGTTGACCAGCTGTGAGCTATCCTCTCCGACGATGCGCTCCAGAAGGCCGACGTCTCGCGGGATATCATAGCGGACGCGGAGCTCGGCGGTGAGTCGCTTCCTTCCAGTGATTCCCGCTTGCCCATCGTCATGGGGGAAAGTGGTCGTGCGGAGCTCAAAGAGGCGGAGCGTATTCGGTCGGCGATCTGTTAGCAGCTCCATCCCCGAAGCAGGATCAACACAGACGAATCCTTGCGACTCGTCGGTCTTCGGGATGAGCGCCTCGAGGCGATTGATGAGGAAAGAGAAAGCGCTCGCGACTCCTTGGCTCATCTTCGACCTCCGATTGCTCTATTGATCGAGCTGATAAAGCTCTTTTGCTCTGCGTAACCATAGCCCACTGGAGAGAGCTTCTTTCGCATCCTCGCGGCGATCGCGTTGGTGAGCTTTCTCTGGTCTGAGTTAGAGAGCCCAATGAACGGACGATCTCGGTGAACATCATAACCATAAGACTGCACCTTAGAGGAGAGCCCTATCGTGTAGCTCGTCTTCGTCGCGTTGGTCGTGATCAGGTTATTCATGAGCGCGCCGCTCAAGGTGAGATCGACCTCGGCAGTCTGGTTCTTTCCGCCTGGCGTATAGCGTCGGCTCTTCCGCTTATATTCTCGATAGCCGCCTTTATAGTAGACCCCCTTCGGAGTCTCCTCGCCGCCTTTTGGCGGAAGGTTCGCTTGATACGAGATATAGATCGGTCGCTCTGAATACTCCTTAAAAGGTCGGTCGCTCGTGTTCTTACCAGCATAGACGCGAGAGCGGACCAGAGCGATCGTGTCGAGCGCTGTGATCTGACTATCTCTCACCGTCCAGAGCTCTGGAATTGTGATCGAGACTTTAACCTTGGAGGTCATTAGTGCTGCATCCCTCGCCAGCGAGGATACTCGATCGCGATGTCCTTCTCTCGCTGTGTAGGCTGGACCGATGGGAGGGAGAAGGTTCCGCGCGCGTCGGAGACTTTCCCACCCGCTCTGCGAAGGTTGATCTCGTCGGAGTCGATCACTCCGTCGTCATCGGTGTCGAGGGTGAGCTGCCTCATCGCCCTGGTGAAGAGCTCCATCGCTCGATTACTCATGCGCTCCGCGATGTCTAGTTGAGCGGTCATCTCATAGACGCGCGACGCGGAGAGATAGCGGTGAGCTTCGAGGAAAATGTGAGGATTGAAAATGTCGTCTTCGGTCTGGCTCTCAAGGAGCTCGTCTCTGATATAAAGGGTGAGCTCGTCGAGCGCCGCCGCGATCTGTTCAGAGAGATCCTGCTGACGTCGCGGGATCATGTCGCCTAATTGGGGCATCTTCGCGACGAGGTCGGAGTGGGTGAGGCCGGTGTCGAATGGTCGACGGACGACCTCGATCACGTTCCGCGCGAGGAGTGGTCGATCGTTCGGGCTCTCGTCGCTGGTATAAGCGACGGTCCAGTCGATCAGACCGCGCGTCGCTGTATCCGCTGCGGGGATTGTATACTCGTATCCAGCCCAGACGAGAGAGGCGCTCTCGGTGAGTGCTAGACCTCGCGGGAGAAGGTCGGCGAGGATCGCGGTTGCCCCGTCAATCCGATCAACCGTAACGAGAAAGAGCCCGTCCTCATCGGTGACGAGGAAGGCGCGACCCGACCTGGCGCCGATTCGCCCTGAAGCGTCAGCGCTGGCGGAGAGGGTGAGAGTCCGCCGATCTCCTCCAAGAGCTGTCACCGTCGCCGAAGAGTGCACCGCTGTCATATTCGACGCGGCGCGCGTCGTTCCGTTGGGGAGCGTATAGGCGAGAGTCGGCGTCGCGGCGAGCGGATAAGGCGACTCCCACGAGAAGATATAATCCTTGTTTTGAGCTGCTTTGATCATCGATCGGCCCTCGCCTTCTGGTTCGCTTGTCTGACTTCCGCGTCGGTCCCGCGTTCTAGGTTAGCCGATTCGATCAGCTCTTCGGAGACCGGCGACCACGAGTGCCGGCAGTTGTAACCGCCCCCTCGCGTCAACACTGGCTCAAGCTGATAATTTCGCATCTCTCCGACCTGTGTCTGCGTGTAGACCTTGCCGACGATCACTCGACAAAATGAGCGAGTGATCCCGTCTAGCGGGCCGGTGTAGAGATAATGGTTCAGTCCAGCTTCTTCGGCTGCGATAGCGGTGAGCTCGCGACCGTAGCTTGTGATTCTCGTTCTCGCCTCTGTGATCTGACGACCCTCTGCGGATCGGAGAGCAGCATCGAGGCCGCTGATAACATCAGAGGGTTCCAGAGTAAAAGCGGCGCTTGAGAGCGCGTCTCTGACCGAGCGCTGAACATCGGGCAAAATGACATCATCGTAGATCCCCGAGATTGTCTGGTCAGCTAGGGCTTGTCCGACGCCTCCGATTTCGGAGACCGAGAAGCCTTCTTCAGACGCCAAGAGGAGCTCCTCGACATTCGCGAGGGTCTCTCTCTCCGCGTCAGTGATCTGCATGATGGAGGAAGCTAGGCCATTATCTAGGATCCAAGCGTTCATCTCACCACGGCGCATCCGGCGGAGCTCGTCGAGTCCACCGCGCGCGGCTGCTGCCTTCACTGCGTTCACGATTTCAGCCTTGCTTCTTCGGAGCGCTCGACGGAGATCCCGATCGAGCTTCGCCTCAAGCTGTAGTTGAGCTTTAGACGCGCGGAGCACTTGGAGCAATCGAGCGTCCGTCGCCGCCTTAATCTGGCGGGTCAAGTCGTCGATCGCTTTCGCGTCCGCGTCCTCTGCGAGGTGAATGTGTGAAGAGCAGTGAAGACAGCGCATCAATACCTCTTAGGTGAGGCAGTTGGTCAGGAGACGACCGCGGTCTGCGTCGACCTTCTTGAAGAGCTGGACGTGCTCACCCCAGACATGACGACGGACGAGGTCGAGGGAGTCGTACTGCCCAGCCTGAAGGCTCTTGTACATCATGTTGAGCGCCGCGACTGGCATAGCCTTGACGCCGCCGCTTTTCTGCGCGACAGCGTCGGAGCCGCGCATGATGTAGAGGCCGATCGTCTCACCGTTCCAGATATTCGCCTCGCTTGAGGTCGCGCCTGGGATCGCGGTCTCGCGTCGAGCGCTACCGACAAAGACGTTCGGGATGTTGAGGACCGTGCTAAGAACCTGAAGCACTGCGTCATCAGCGAGGATGCGGTTCCCGCTCGCAATACCGATGCCTTGTGCGGCGTCGCCAACGCTCACGAATGATCTGATCTCTGGGTTACGAGCGAGAGCGCGGAGCACGTCATAACCAAGGATCAGAGTATCAGCGACGATCCCGTGATTCGCCGCGCGAAGGATGTCGAGCTGATCGTGAAGGAAGCTCAAAGGCTCCGCTCCAGCGGCATCGAACTTAGTCCCTGGGGTCGTGTTATTCGTGAACTCGCTGGTCGAGAAGAGAAGATCTGCGCAGCGCTTCTCTTGAGCGAGGAGAAGAGCGCGGCGAACCTTGCGAGCGCTCCGCTCTTCTTCAGAGCCTGGGTACTGCGAGTCTTCGATGTCCTCCATCGCGATGGAGTCCTCGAACGAGTGGATCTCCGCCTTGAAGGTGAGGCTGCTTCGGTTGAAGCTGGAGAGACTCTGTCGGCTTGCGCCTGGCGCGCGGCGAGAGTCAGCCTCTGGAGCACCCATGAAGGAGCGAGTCTCCTCGACGAGGAGGGTCCCGCTTCGCTCTGGAACGTCGACCTGCTCCATCACGCGACCAGCGATGAGCTGACTGTCGCTTGGGATCGCCTCGGCGACGATGTTGGTCAAGATCTGATCGACGGGATGAAGATTGCTATAACTTGGACGGGCCATGATTTACGACTCCTTAGGAGGCTTGGCTAGCGCCGGAGAAAATGACCTCAATCTCGTCGCCGTCGGCGTATGAGGTAACATTCTGATTAAAGATCACGCGAGCGACGCTGCGCTGGATTGGAGCTCCGCCACCGGTAGCCCACGGGATGAGGCGAGCGGTTCCCGTCTCGACCATAAGCAGAGAATGAGTCCCTGCGGTGAGAGTGGTGCCAGCGATCGCCTTAGTACGACCACGAAGAACAACCTCAACAGCGTCGCCAGCGTCAGCGCTGCGCTGTGCGATCCCGTCGACGTTCTCGCCGGTCGTGGTGTCAGCGAGTGCCACCTTCCCGTTGCTGTCGAAGACGACAGCTTGGAGAGCAGTGATCGCCTCGGCGGCGATAAAAGTATCGATATCAGAGTTTGAAAGACGGCCCATGCTTAGCCCTCCATAGCAGCGAGGAAGAACTCGCGGTCAGTGGTTCGAATCGTGTTAAGAGCCTCGGAGAAGCTGATCGACTTCTCCGCTGCAAGCTGCTTCGCGCGGTCAGCGAGGGTCTCGCGGTTGATCTGCTCACCGCTGGCGCCGTGACCGACCTCGCGGAGAGAGACGACAGAACCTGCCTTGCGCTCGTTGAACATCGCCCAGAATGCGTCGTCGCCGCTCTGCGCTTGGTTCCAAGCCTTCTCGGCGAGTGCGACCTCGGCGGGAGAGATCCGACCGGAGCGGACGAGCTCGTCGACGGCGCCCTGGCGCTTGACGCTCTGGTTCTCCTCACGGAGAGCGGTGAGCTGCTCGCGAAGAGTGGAGACCTCGGCGAGAAGGAGAGCAGAACCTTCGCTCATCGCGTAGTTCTTCTTCTCCATCATCTCTTCCTTGTCCTCATCCTCGGCGAGGCTCTTCTTCTCCTCGTCCTCGGCCATCTCTTTCTTGTCCTCTTCCTCGGCGAGCTCTTTGGGCTCTTCCTCGGTAAGACGACTCTCCATCTCGGCGACCATCGCCATCTTCTGAAGCAAGAGATCGACGAGGTCGTCCCGCTCCATCTTCATCAGGTTCTCACGGGTCTCCATGAGGTTAACCTCCTCGGTTAGTAGAACACGATCGACCGAGCTCGCAGTCTGCTGCGGTCGAGGGGTAAGAGTGACAGCGAGAAGTTGAGCGCCTCCTGTGGGAGCTCCGCTCTCTCTCGCGTAGACTTCGCCCAGAACAAACTCTGGAGACGACCAGAGAGAGCCTTGAGCTTCCGCGACTGTTTTAAGTCCGCGCTCGTTATAAGCGGGGATAGCGATCAAACACTCACCATCCTCGGAGAGGCGAAGATCGACGATCTCGCCGAGCGCTCCTCCGGTTTCAGGAGTGTTTGATCCGTATGAGGGAGAGCTCTGGTGATTCCAGTCGATGATTACTGGGTCGCTCTCTTTGCGTGCCTGGTAGACGCGGACGATCTCCGCGAGCATTGAAGGCGTAACTTCGGCGATCGTCTCACCGCTCATCCGAGAAGCGACGGTGCCAGCGCGGAGCGTGACGAATGGGCGCCCAAGCTGCTGACCATCTTCGACGACGACGGTGAGGCCATCGAGGTCGATCTCCTCCGCTTCGGAGAAGGTGAAAGCTCTTTCTGTAAGTGTCTTCTCATCAGCTGCGTTCATCTGTCCGACTACCTTTCTCGCCCAAGCGAATCCCGCGTCGCCGCCCCACCCTTGCCAGGCTTGCCAGCCTTTTCCTTGTTCGTCCCAAGTCTCGCCCTTCTTATCGATCTCGTGTCGCGTGAAGTACGCGAGCATGCGACGGACGGTCTCCGGAGAGAGCTCGAGGCCGTTCTTAAGATCGCGAGCTCGCGCGATTCCAACCGCTGTCATCCCTCGCTGTGACTCCGGTTTCTCCGCGCGTACCTGCAAGGCGCGCGCCGCTGCTTCTTGAGCACCCTTTGGAGGCTTGAAGTCGATGTGGGCATATTTCTTGGGGAGCTCCGCCATCTTCTCGCTCGCCTCTTTCGCCCTGTGTTGAGGGTGATCTTTTGGGAGAAGGTCGAGGTCGGTGTCATAAGCCTCTTTTCGCTGTCCAGTCCCGACCAGTTTCAGGAAGGCTTTGACGCGCGCGAGCGCCCACTGATCGCGAGAGGTGACCGACGGACGGTGAGAGGTCGAGAAGGCTCCAGCTCCGCGCCGATAAACAGCCTTGAGCATGCCAAGATCAACACGACGGCCCTTCGCCTCGTGCTTCTCGTTATGCTCGTCGCGCATATTCTCCAGCGCCTTCTCGGTTCGATCCGAGACCTCGATGGAGCCGCGTGTTCCGGATGCGGAGCCCTTCGGATTCGTCTTCGATCCGGTCCGCTGATCTCGCTTAGGAGCGGGAGTCTTCGGATCATCCTTGCGACGACGCTCCGCGAGGCGCCTGGCTTTCCGCTTGAAGCTCATTTGATCCCTCTCTTCATCGCGCGATAACGCTCTGAAAGAGCGGTCGCTCCTCCACCGAGACCAGCGCTGACGCGGTCGAAGTAAGAGCGCGCCGCTTCTTCTGGGAGCTCACCCGCGCCGATCCGCTCTCTGATCGCGCGCTCAAGATCGTCCTCTGGAGTGAGGAGACCGAACTGGACCAGCGGAGCGAGAGCGGTGAGGCTCTCCGCGAGCTCGTCAGCATCAAGACCAGAGTGGACGAGTCGAGGGAGCTGGGAGGGTGAACACTCTCCGTAGTTCCATCGCAGAAGGCGCCCGATTGTCCCGCCGCCTCTCCGATCCATCCCGCCGACGGAAGAGGAGATCATGTCGCAGAGATTGAGCGCGGATCGACGGAAAACAGAGAGGTGAACTTCGCCGACGCTCCTCGATCCCGTGTCCGTGGTTCCGAGATTCATAAACGAAGCAAGGAAGGCCATCGAGAGCTGGTGATCGCACTCTTTGATGGTGGCGAGCGCGTGAGAGCTGTCGAGCTTTTGCTCGCCGAAGGTCTGGAAGGAGACGACCGGATTATCGACGAGGAAGCTCTGCTCTTGTGCGATATACGCTTGAGCTTGCGCCGCCGCGCGGTCGATCATCTCATCGATATCGGTATCAGTCAGTCCAGCCGCTTCAGCCGCCGACCGATCGACAGCGACGCGAGGAGTCGCGACAGCCCAACGCTCCATACCAACGCCGAGAAGGTTCGCGGTTCTTTGCTTGAATCGCCACCACCACCACGCAGGACGAAGAAGGCCGCGCCCCTCGAAGTTTGAGCCGGTGCGGTTCAGGGTGAGGAGGAGCAGCTTAGAAGCTGGGATCGGCTCCGGTGGGAGAGTGTTCCCGCGGAGCTGCTGACAGACCGCTTCGAGGGTCTGACCGTCGAGCGACTCCCAGCGTAAATGCGCTGAAGGCTCGCGGTCGGCGTAGAGGTCGAGCCAGACGCGCGGCGTCCCGTTCTCGTCGTCGGCGATCTTGTAGATCTCTTCCGCGTAACGGTAGCCGATCGGCGCGAACTCCCAGAGATATTGCAGCTGCTCTTCCCAAGAGAGAGACATCATCCCTGGATAACCGTCGAGCCCCCAACATTCGTTGGCATATCGCGCGAACTCTTTCGACTGCGCGTCGTCCTCGTCGCCTGGTATCCATCGCCAAGACGCCTCAAGAAGGGTCTGCTTCAAGACTCGCCAAGAAGCTTGAATCACTGGATCAGTCGAGAGCATCTCCTCCGCTTCGCGTACCCACTGAAGACCAGTGAGGCGAAGGTTCTGCTCTTTGCCGGTGATTTGTCCGCCGGAGAGGTAGGTTCCGGTGATCCCTCGCGCGCCGAGAGGGGGAAGCGCTGGAGCGCCCTGATAGGGCAGATCGCGCCTTCTTTGATAGCCTGTCTTGTACGACATAGAACCTCCCAAGTGTTCAGTACCATAATTTCGTTCAGTATGAGAGACAATGATCCTATGAAGCTCAACCCATTACAGAAGGATTTGGTTCGCGCTCTCGTCGATGAAGAGACCTTCATCGCGGTCCGCGCCGGATGGGGATCAGGTAAGACCAGCGCGCTGGTCTTCGGTCTGCTCATGATGAGCAAGCTCCGCCCTGGCTCGTCGTCTCTGCTCATCACTGACACGGCTCCGAGATATCGGACCGTCCTAGCACCCGAGATAGAGAAGTGGCTTGGCCCGCTTGGCTGGCAGTGGAATCAACTGAAGGGGACGTGGACCGATCCCTCGACGGGCTCTTCGGTCTGGTGTCGCGCATACTTCAGACCAGGCACGCGCGACTCGTCACACAACCCACTTGAGGGTATCAACGTCAGCGGCGCCGCCTTCATCGATGAAGCCCAGACGATGAACGAAGAGGTCGCCCAGAAGGCGCTTGGTCGTCTTCGATCTGGACCCTCGCCGATTCTCGTTATGGTCGGCCTACCAGTCGCCGATGCCTGGTGGGTCCGGATGGCGGAAGATAACGGTTGCCAGCCGATCTACCACACAAGCTACGCGAACAAGCGCAATCTCTCCGCCGCTTGGTTCAAGGCGACCGAAGCGCTCCCCCCTGAAGAGCGCGCGGCGATGATCATGAATGAACCGCGTCCGCCGACGGGAACCGTATATCCCGAATGGTCGGAGGAGAATATCGTCGACGGTTGGAAGTACAAGCCGACGATGGAGGGGAGAATCGCGGTTGACTGGGGATTCCGTAAACCATCCGTCCTCATTATCGCGCATGATCCAGATCTCGGAGCGGACATCATCTGCGGAGAGCTGAACCCTCATGAGGTGACGCTCGAAGAGCTCGCGCGGTTAATCCTCAACATCGCTTGGCCAAGGAAGCACAAGGCGAGCGCGCCTGGTCCGCGTATCTGGCTCGACGCGGGATGCGGTGACAAAGCGGGCGCCGCTCGAAACGATCAGACCGCCCTCTCCTCGTTCCGCGTCCTCTCCGGAGCTCCGCCGCGCGGTATCGGTCTGCGTCTCCGTCATACGACTTCGCCGGTCCGCGTCGACATCATCAACGGAGTGCAGCGCCTCAAGCGCTCGATCTGGCGACGGAACTATCGAGTCACTCGCGAGGTCTGGGAAGCTGGACGCAAGGCGAGCGGGAACAGTCTGCGGAAAGCGCTGGAGAGCTATCGGTGGGATAAACGCAAAGAGTCGCCAGTGAAGGACGGCAGAGAAGACCCGCTGGACGCTCTCCGCTATGACTGCATCATGTGGAGGTGGAACGACGACGAGGCTCTTGAGAAGAAGGAGAAGCCGCGCCGCTCCTACTCTCCACCGAAGAAGACGCGGAAGCCTTGGGAAGGCGCCGGAGGCTTCTAGCTCTTATCCTCTCCTCCAAAGACATCGTCGAGCGACGATCTCTTAGGGAGCGGCGTCATCGTCGCTGGGATCTGCGGAGCTCGTTCGCCTGGTATCCATCGCGCGACCTCTTCTGGCATCGAGCGCTCGTCCGCCAGCGCCGCGAGCTCGCCGAGTCGCTTGTCCTCTGCGAACACGGAGAGCTTGGAGATAACCAACGCCTGAAGCCCTTCATGTTGCTTCCGAAGGATATCCTTATCGATCTGCGCATCGCGGAGCCGAGCGATGAGCGTGTTTCGATCGTCGGAGAGCTCTTCAATCTGCCCCTTCAGCGCGGCGACGTCATCGGGATCGCGACCGACGAAGATTGAGATCGCCATCGAGATCGAGCCGACGAGCATACCTATGATCGAGGTGATAAGGTCTTTGTTCTTGTCTGGGATCTCCAAGAACGTGAGAAAAAAAATCAGCCCCACGACCATCGTCAAGAAGATCAGTGAGGCTAACCAAGAGCGCGCGGATTTTGACATGAGATCCCCCTATCTGTGGAGGCTCACTCTACTCTTCTTCGTCTTTTCCGACGAGGCCGCGCGGCGATCCAGAGCGCGAAGGCTAAAAGAAGACCGTTGCTCATCCCTCTCCCCTTTGAAGGTTCAAAGCTTTCTCGACCGCACGAGCGAGCTCCGCATCTATCAACTTTTCCGGTTGTCCCTTTGGTGCGATATTGATCACCTTTTTCTGCTTATCTATGAACTCCGCGTAGATCTGCTTTTGGAAGGCTGACAAGCCTTGTATCGGGTCGACCTCTTCATCCTCGTCTTCTAGCGGATCTGGATTCTCGACGATCTCTTCTGGCAGATCTGGATTCTCGTTGAGTTCAAGTCTCCGCTTACTCTCTAACAAATCGCATTCTCGAAGCATAGAAGCTGCGGTCTCCTCTGGAGCGAGGAGAAGAGCGCGAGTGACCGCACGAGAGGACTCCATCTCTGACACGCCTTGTAGCGGATCGAACTCTTCATCCTGATCTTCTGGCGGATCTGGATTCTCGTTGAGCTCACGTCTCCGCTTACTCTCTAACCGTTCGAGCCCTAAGCTGACTGCTATCCTGTAAACGTCTGTCAGTTCAGCAGAGCCGGATGGAGAGAGCTCCGCATTTCCAGCGACCCACTCCAAGAGGAGTTCGGCGCGCGTTCTTATGTTCTTATGGATCCGAACTTGAAGCATCTCTTGCTTAGGTGCGACTCGCTTCCTGGTCATGATCCCTCCCCTACGAGCTCCGCGACGATCAGTCGATCGAGATAGTCGACTTGCTTCGCCCAGGCGTCTCTCTGTTTGATCGCCGCGTTCTTCTTTGCCTTGAGAATCTGTGGGCTCTCCCCCTCGACGAGTTCGCGCGCCTCGATCATCCCTTGGGTGATCTGGGCGACGACGATCTCCTCGACTGGCGTTCCCTGGTTCAGTAGCTGACCAGCGATCCGAACGATCAGCTCGAGGGAGTGATACGCGGTCTCTCTTGGGTCGACTCTATCTTCCATGAGAGCGCTCCTCTCGGTCGAGGAAGCGGACGTCATAAGCGACGACGCGCCAGTCCTTCCGCTTCATCCCCTCCTTTTCCCATTCGTTGCTTTTGAGGCGACCGCGCACGAAGACGCGAGCCCCTTTGCGAAGATAGCGCTCGCAAGTCTGGGCAGCTGCGCTCCAGACTTCGACCCGATGCCACTCGGTCTTCTTCTGCTCTCCCTTGCCGATCGAGGTCGCGACAGAGAGGACGCAAAACTCTTTACCCGCTGCGGTCCGCTTCAGTTCAGGGTCTTGGCCTAGACGACCAAGAAGGACAACATCATTAACCAAGGAATCCCCCTTTAAGCTCTCGACGGAGAGCGATTTCAATCGCGTGCTCAATCCCGAAGAATCCGAGCGAGATCATGGTGAGAGCTCCGTCGGATAGAAGCTGCTCATTGACTCCGCGCACTCCCCAGCGCGCGACCTTCTTATGACGGAGAGCGTGTGAGATCTTCGTCGCGTAGTCAGCTCCAATCGTGTTGTGGATAACGCCCGCGCCGAGCTCTTGATACTCCTCACCGATCCGACCAGCGAAGCGCTGCTTGATCTCTGTGAACACTGAATAAGCGGCATTTAGGAAAATGCACCCGTCGGGATACTCTCGCCCAGGCGGAACCCAATAACCGACACTATCTTCCTCGTGATATCCATCCCATCGCCACTCTGGAAATCCGGTCTTTCTCTTTCGGTTGTCATGACCGGGCGGTGTTTTGTTTTGGCCGGTGACGCCTTCGAGCTCGCCCTGCTTTGGCTTGGCCTTCTTCGCTGCTGTCCTCTTCTTCGCGCCGCCTGGACCGAGGACATCATTAAATCGATTGCCGTATTCGCTCGCGAGGCGCTTCCGATACTCGTCGATCTCTAGATTATTCGCCTTCTCCGCGATGAGCTTCCGTTGTTCGTTCAGGAGATACTCTGGGAGATTCGCTCGGAAGTATTCGCCGAAGGTGGCGAAGTCGGGAGCCTCATGAGTGTCGCTATTCTTGAGAGCGGTTCGCGCGGCGTTCTGAGTCAAACTGCTATCTTTGACCACGATATAAAGGCGAGACCAGATACTCTTTTGATGGATGCCAAAAGCCCGCCATGTCTGCGGATGGCTCCTGTGCTGGAAGAGTTCCCCCTTATTTTCAAGCGCTATAAAACCGCTCCCGAAGCTATACTGTCTCATGCTCTTATTGAACTTCAGTAAGAACCATTCGATCGACACTTGGTCATCTCGGACCAAAAACCCAGAAGACTCGATATACTTTTCGTCTAAGCCAGATAGACTCTTGACTAGGTCGGTCATTTGATTGTCGCGCGATTCACCGTATGCGAAACGCGAGATCTGTATAGGTACAGTTAGCTCTTTGTACCTCCTCGACAAATATCTACTGTATTCCTCCTTGGAGGCTCTTTCTTTTAAGATCTGCGGATTATAAGTGTCCTCAAGCTTCTTGTTCCCCAAGAGCAGGACAGCGGATCCGCTCGCGTGATTCCAGTCTTCTCGCAAGAGACGAAAGTCGACCCCATACTCGTAGCCCACTTCTTCATAGTACTGATCGAGGGGTAGAACTTCGACGACGTCCTCTTCTTCGTCCACGAACTCGCGCGCACCATAGATTCCAGAGCGCTGCTCATGAAGCCAGACCATCGCGCCTGGATCGTCTTCGGAAGTCCATGAGACGAAGACGACGCCGAGCTTGTTCCAGGGGATCGTCGAGGTCTTCGCGCCGATCCCATAGTTCTTGTCGACTCCGACCTCTTTCCCGCTTGAGGAAAACTTGTTTAAGAACTCACCGAGCTCCTCGACGCTCATCCCCTTGCCATCGTCTTGGATGAGGAAGCGCTTCACCTTATACATCTCGAAGCCCTGCCTCTCATAAGAGATCTTGATCTTCGAGGCGCCTGCTTCGATCGAGTTCTGGACGAGCTCGCGGACGAACTGAAACTTGTCCGAGTCCGAGTAGATAATGTCGACGAGATTATTCACGCCGGCCTTGCCGATACGCATATCTCCCATGTTGTAACCTGTCTCCAGCCTTGCGCTGGACTATGTTAAGTGAGCCGCTCCGCCTTAGTGCAGAACCGGAGCGGCCTCTAAAATCTCGGTTGAGATCGCGACAGTGATCTAACGAAGAATGATCTCAACCGCACATCAATTAACACTATATTAAGACGAAGAAAGCAAGGCGAAAATGGAGCTCGACATCTACGGCGACGGGATCGGCCTGGTTCAGTACATCGATCACATGGGAGACGACCGAAGAGCCGCCGCGTCAGCGCGCGCATCTTTCGCGAGGGACATCGAAGAGCGACCGGTCGAGGACGATCAGAAGCTGATCTTCTTCTTGCTCCGTCATGGTCATACGACACCTTTTGAGCACTCGTCGATCACGATTCGGATGACGGTCCCGCTCTTCGTTCGCGCCCAGATTTTCAGGCATAGGACCTTCTCGTTCAACGAGCTCTCTCGCCGCTACACTTCAGCGGAGCTCCGCTTCTGGTCGCCTCGCGAGCTCCGCGCTCAAGCCAAGAAGAACCTACAGTGCTCCTCCGAAGAGGTGATCGACGATCCAGCTCTTCTGGAGAGCTTCGCCAGGCATAACCGCGCGAGCCGAGATCTCTACTATGACCTGATCGGGAAAGGTGTCGCGAGGGAGCTCGCGCGGTCGGTTTTGCCCGTGAGCTCATACACTGTTTTCTGGATGAGTGGAAACCTGAAAAACTGGCTCAACTTCTTTCACTTGCGCCTTGCACCCGACGTGCAACCGGAGACGCGCGAAGCGGTAGAAGCAGCCTTTCAGATCGTCGAATCACTCTTCCCGATGACGACTAGCGCTCTTCGGGAGCAGGGATATCTGAAGGCCCCAAAGTGATCGCCTCCGCGTCTCGTCGATCCATTGGCTGGAGCGCTTCGCATAGTTCGATGACGCGGTCGAGGTATCCGGTCGGCGCATCGAGTGACAGACGCTCTTGGACCTTGCGGAGCTCCGCGCGCGCTCTATGCAGCTTGGCGGAGTGACTAGGGAGATAGATCGAGATCCCTTGAGCTTGAGCGGCGAGGATCCGATCGTCACTCATCGTCGCTCTCCTCTTCGTCGGTCTCGCGGAGCTGCGCGAGCATCGACAGCACCTCTTTGGTCCCGTCGCTCTTCTGCTCCTGACTGATCTGGATCTCTCGCTTCTCGCTCCAGCGATCAGGGTGACGCCTGGCGAGTAGCCACGCCGCCGCGCGCCAGTCACCTGACGAGCCTTCGAGCGCCGCGCGCCTCATGACGGTGACGAGCGAGACCTCCGCCAGCGCTTGAGCCTCGCGAACCTCGACCGCGAGCTTAAGGTGGAGCTCCGAAGCGTCGGGCTCTTGGGATCGCCTGAGCCAGTTTCGGAGAGTCATCCGGTGAATCCCCGCCGCTTCCGAAGCAGCTTCGAGGGAGACGCCTTCAGCGAGTCGTCGGCAGATCGTATCGATCGCCTCTTCGGTCAATTTGCTCGCCGGCATAGCTACCCCGCGCGCGCGCGTTGATTGATAAAACACTTCTCCGGAGTAGATTCTCTCTCATGAACACCCTTTACTCGCCCGCTGGGAAAAGTTGATAGACAACTGGACCCTTAAGGGTCGGTTAAGGAACCGGAGAAGCGCCTTATAATAAGAAACGCCGCTTGCCCTTGTAAAGAGCTCGCGGCGCCTCCGATCACACATACATCGATTTTCAGGTCCGTCAGGGTTTGAAAATGTCGACTCTCGTCGACTCGATGAGAGGTCAGGCTACCACCCGTTCTTCTCGTAGTCACTCGAATAATAGTCGACCGCATAGAAGCGGACGGTCTCACCAGAGAAGGCGAGCTTCGTCGTTCCGGTTCGTCCGCTTCGGTTCTTTGCGATGATCACCTCGGCGAGACCCTTATCCTCACTCTCTTGGTGATAGTATTCGTCGCGATAGACAAAGAGCACCATGTCGGCATCTTGCTCGATTGATCCGCTCTCGCGCAGATCAGAGAGGAGAGGTCGCTTGTTAGGTCGACTCTCGACGCCGCGATTGAGCTGACTTAAGCAGATCACTGGACAGTCGAAGTCCTTCGCGAGCTCCTTAAGCGATCGCGAGATCTCGGAGACCTCTTGCTCTCTAGATCGGCGCGCGCCCTTCTTGCTCCCTCCCATGAGCTGGAGATAGTCGATGACGACCATCCCGATCTCGATCTGTTTACTCTGGAGGAGTCGAAGTTGACCCTTGATATAGCTGACGCTCGATCCCGCACTGTCATCTACCCAGAGCTTGTTATCCTTGATCGACTCCGCCGCGCTGACGAGGTGGGGGATCTCGTCGGTCTTGACCGTCGCCTCGTCGATGCGCTGGACGGAGACGCCAGAGTAAGAGGAGAGAAGGCGCTGGCCTATCTGCTTCTTTGGCATCTCCAAGCTGAAGAAGGCGACGTGCTCCTTGAGAGAAACGGCGCTTGCGATGTTGAGCGCGAGCGCAGTCTTCCCCATCGCGGGACGCGCGGCGAGGATATAGAGCGCGCCTGGCTTGAAGCCGCCGATGGATTTGTCGAGGGAGGAGATCCCGCTCTTTAAGCCGGTCGTCTCTCCGCTCTTCTGGATCCGCTCGATATCGTCGATCGCCTCTTCGACGGGTCCGCTGATGAGCTCGAGGCCGTTCCGGTTTTGATGTGAGCTCGCGCCGAGAGAGAGGAAGGTCTCTTGAGCTTTCGCGATGAGCTCTTCGTTCTCGACGTCTCCCTCGGTGAACCATCCCGCGACCTGATGAATCGCCGCCTCGATCTGGCGCCGCGTTCCGCTCGTCTTGAGCTTGTCAGTTAGACCGCTTGTCCCAATCGGGATATGAGACGCGACCTGAAGAAAGCGCTCCTCATTTACTTCGCCCTTGCTTTGAAGGTGGGAGAGGACGTCGGTCGCATAGGTCGGCTTCCCCTTCTCGACGAGCTCCCCGATCGCTCCCCAGATCTGGCGATGAAGCGGGTCGGTAAAGTCAGCGGCGGAGAGAGTCGCGCGCGCCTCAAGATAGCCTTTGATGTCGACCATCGCGCCGCCGAGAAGCGCCGCCTCTGCGTTTAGCTGATGAGTGTTGCTCACCACTGCACACCCTTCGAGCGCTGGCTCTTGCCGGTGAAGTGATGAACTAAGCGCTTTCCTTCTGTCCCTTCGATGAGTCGGTCCTTGATCCGTCTATCGAGGAAAGAGCCTAAGCGCTCCCATCCGATATCAGTGGCGAGGACGAGCGCTTGTCCAGATTGCCAGGCATGGTGGAGGAGTTCGTTGATGGTTGCCTTCTCCCAGTCGGTCTGGCGCCCATAGCCGATCTCATCGAGGAAGAGAGCTCTTGAGCCGGTGACGCGCTCGACCCGCTTATGCGGATCGTCAAAGCCCGCCTTGACCTTAGAGAGATAGTGAGGTTGGGAGATATAGTTCACCCGCATCGATCCGCCTTGAGAGATCGCCGCGAGATAGGCCATCGCATAAAGAAGGTGAGTCTTGCCGGTCCCTGGATCGCCGACAAGGATAAGAACTTTACGCTCTCCCTCGGAGAGAGCCTTGAGGAAGTATTCAACTTTCCCGACGAGCTCTTGACCTTCGATCTTCCAGTCATAGTTCGCGTGATTCTTTTCGGCTGCCTCGACTGGCAGCTTCATAGCCTTGATCGAGGAGAGACGCTGGTTGGCTTTCCCGCAAGGACAGAGGCGAGCGCATCCTTGGTTAGCTTTGAAGTGAAGGCCGTTCTCGGAGCGAATACAGTCGCTCTTGCAGTTAGGGAGAAGATCGACCGTGGTGATCTCCTTTCCCCTGATCACTTGCTCGACCAAGCGAGAATTAGGAACTACTCCATCCACAGCGGGACACGGTGGCCGATTGTCCGGAGCGTTCTTAGCGAGAGCTTTGAGGGTGTCGAGTGTTCTTTGTAGATCCAGATTCATCGTCGGGCTCCTTAGTAGTTCTCAAGGAAGTTCATGAAGTCGTCGAAGCGGTCCTCTTCTTGGCTCGCGCGCTGTTTGGGTCGACTTGGATTTGAGAGGGAAAGAGAAGAGGGAGAAGTAAGAGAAGTATTGTGGTCCGTTTTCGGACGGGGGGTGGTCTGTTTTCGGACGGGGGGTGGTCCGTTTTCGGACGGGGGGTGGTCCGTTTTCGGACCGGTCTGTTTTCGGACCGGTCTGTTTTCGGACCGGTCTGTTTTCGGCCCAGTCACTTCTGACCGGACCCAAGCTGACGCGTCGAAGTAGTCCCCCTGGATGAAGCCGAGCTCTTCCAACTTCTTCTTGGTCTTCTTCGCTGCGGTCTGCCCTCGACCGATGGTGCGTCTGATATGCGCGGCGATCACTCCTCGGCACTTGAGCCGTCGAGTATTCCAGTCAGTGTGATAATAGAGCTCGATTGCTGCGCAGCGCTCTAGCGGGTTCAAGCGCACGTCTTGAAGGATTCCTCTTATATGCTCCTCGACTGGAGCGTAAGGCGGACTAGCCATCCTGCCTCCTTTCATCTCGTCCTCTTTTACTGTTGACATACCGTTAAGCGTAAGTCAATCTGTTTGAGAACAAGAAAGGAGGCCCGCTGATGGCCATCAAGAAGCTCGTTTCAATCAACTTCGATCCGGAGACGCTCGCGCTCCTCGACTCCTTCGTGGCCAAGCGCCGCGCCGCTGGCGAGGAAACCTCTCGCTCTCAAATTGTCCGCAAGCTCTTGAGAGCTGCTATCGCGATGGAGAACGCCCGCTATGAGCATTAAGACTTTCTTCGCGTTCCCCGCTTGGGTGATGCCCGACGAGGCGATCGAGGCCGCTTCACAGAACTTCCCATTTAATCCAGCCGGTGACGACTTCGCGGTCGTCGTACATGGCGAGTGTCATAACTGCGATCACGTCGGCGCTTGGCCGGTCGACCTCGAGGTCGGCGCTAACAACAACCTGACTTGCTTCGCTTGCGCGGAGATCATTGAGGAGAGTGCATCATGAATCGTTACGAAGAAGAGAATGGCCCATTCTGCTCAACAGATCTCCGACCTCTTCGGAGCCAGACCCCAACAGACGAGTGGGTCCGTCCCGCTCCGCTGGTCGAGAATGACCCCTCACTTGTCGAGCATATCGCTGGCGCTCTTGTCGTCGGCGTCGTCATCATCGCGACCGTCGTCGGTCTTCTTCTTCCCCTGTAAATAAGTAGGGGAGGCGACCCCATAACCACGAGACGCCTCCCCGACAAAGGAGTAAAACAATGAGTATCACCACAGAGAAACTCGCACAAGACAAGGCGATGGCGGAAGCGCTCTCCGCTTCACGTTTCGCGAAGGGGATGAGCCCAGCGGATATTCTCTTCGCTCACTATGCCGTTGGTCAGCCGAGAGGCTGGAACATGGCTCAAACAGTACAGAATGTTCACCTCATGAGAGGTGATAAGCTATCGGAGCACGCGACAGTTCAGTGGGCTGATGTCCTCGGCTCCGGTCTGGTCGAGGAGCTCGAATATACAACGTGGACGCCGGAGAGAGTCTCGCTTCGAGTGAAGCGGAAGGGGCTCAAGGCTATGTCCTTCAGTTGGACGATCGAACAAGCTCGCCGCGCGAACCTGGCGAACTCAAACACATGGAAGCAATATCCAGAGCGGATGCTCGCCGCTCGTCTCCATACTGAAGTGGCGAGCGTCCTCTTTCCAGATATCGTCTGCCAGAACTCCGGTGCGAATACCTATTCAACCGAAGAGGCCGCGTTCTTCGACTCGCGCGATCAAGACAAAGTCGCGGAGACCATCAACGTCCCCGAGCTCGCGCCGACGGAAGAGAGCGCGCCGCCTCGACCAGCGCCAGCGCCAGCGCCAAAGAAGAACGCGCTCGACGAGCTCCGCGAGCGACTCGCTGACATGGGGATCCCCAACGATGACGCGCGGGTCTATCTCCAAGGGAAGAAGATCGCGGCGCCGACGACGAGCGACGAGGTCGAGGCGATCCTCGATGAACACTTCTCCATTGATTCCCCCTTCTTTACGCTTCACCCTCACCTTCTAGGTGATTCACAAGAACTAAACTTCGGAGAGCTTTGATGGACAGAGACGGCAAAGTCTCCAGAAAGGTTTTGCGGTCGCTTTATGCGTCTCAAGACCCTTTCGGGTTTTCAACCGAGAATGGGATAAGCGCCTTAATTTGGAACCATCCAGGCAAGGATGACGAAGGCGAGGGAGTGATCTTCATCGACGCGAAAGAGGGTCTCTCGTTCGAATGGTGGATCGAGAGAGGGAAGCGTCAGTCAGCGCTTGCAGAGTCTTGGCGACTCGCCGAGATCATCGGCGGATGAAGATTAACGTCGACGGGATCTGGTGGATCCCGATCACTCGCGAGGCTCACCTATGCCTGATATCTCGCGAACTCGACTTCGCCACCGCTCACCGTGATCGACTCACAGAGCGAGAGGTCGAGTGCTACGAAGCGCCGGAGCACATCAGGAGAGAGATCTGGTATCGGCTCCAAGAGGCGAAGCGCCGCGTCGAGGAGCTCCGGAGGGAGTGGCATAGTTTCGGAGAGGATCGCATCGACGAGCAAGTCCGCGCGCTCCTCTATCGGTGCCGATGGGACTGGACCGTCATCGACTGGCCAGCCTGGCTCGTACACTTCACGCGGGAGGAGGGGTCCGTTTCAAGTAGCCTTCCAACCTCATATAGAGAGCCTTGATCTCCGAGAGGTCGGATCTGATCGCCTTCAGGTCAGCGTCGACCGACTTCGCGCGAGCCTCGAGCGAGACGACCCGTTGCTCTAGCGTCGCCATCTGTGCGGCGCTCTCGGTCTTGAATTTGATCACTTGGAGGAGGATCGCGACAAGAGCGATCCCGCTCCCAAGAGAGATTGTCGTCATCGTTTCCACGGGTCTACTCCATCACTAGGATGAGGGTGAAGGTGGTGACGATAGCAGCGGCGCCGCCGAGCGTCCCCACCTTCCACCAGTATAAGCGATTCTTCTCCGTCGCGAGCTCTTCTTGAAGGCGATCCTCGATCCGCTGGAGCTCGTCGATACGAGTGACCATCGGAGCGAGACGCTCTTCGCATCGACGCGCGCTCGCCTGGAGCTTCTCTTCGTATGATAAGCCCTGATCACGGAGACGAGCTTCACAACGACTAGGCGCGGTGCTCACATCTCCGAGAAGTCGCGCGAGCTGATTCCGCGTGAGGAGGAAGCCTGGTCGCGGCGCCGGTTCCCCCGCATCGAGGAAAGCCTCGTCGAGGCCGAGCTCCGCCGCCGCTTTGACGACGACGCCGAAGGAGTGATCGGTCTCAATAGGCGCTTGAGCCAAGAGACCGACAAGAGCAAGTTGGGGGATCATGGGATGCTCCCATCTGTGCAGCGCTTGCGGCAGATAATGCAGTCGAGCGCGCTCCCCGCCTCTTCGGTCGCCTCGATCTGGCCCTGACACAAGCGCCGCTCGCGAGCGATGCAGGCCTTCAGCCCTCGCGCCTCCGCGCCAGCGAGCGCCGTCTCTAGGTCACTGATCTGCTTCTCTGCGACTTCGATTGCCTCGATCTCTGGACGACACTCGTCAGAGTGAGCGACGGATGAGACCGACGCTCGACCGCCGAAGAACGAGATCAGGAAAGAGAGCGCGATAGCGGCATAGGTCTGCTGGTCGGTCATGCTGGATACTCCCGAATAATCAGACGCGAGTCAGAGCGACCCCACGATGTGCCGCCTGATCCGTTGGTATAGTTCATCTGAACACTGCCCGTCACATCCAGTTCAATGGATTCAACCTTCCAATAAAATGACGAGACGGAAGAGCCGTCAACTACCGCGTAGCTTGTTTGGTCTGTGACTTTCTGAAAATCGGCATAATACCGCTGCGCAGAAAGGAAAATCCCAATCCCTCTACAACTATCGGTTAACTCTGTGCCTGTGCCATCCGTCAGCATAGTGACCACGGACCCATTAGATGCTGTACCTATCACTCGGCCCGCATATAGGTCTGCTTCAATCAAATAGATATGCGAACTTGAGAGGGAAAATAATCCTGTGCTTGAGTTATAGGTCCAGTTTCCACTGGCCCCCCACGTGGTCGAGCTTTGAGGCTTGATGATGTATCCAGCCGATAACGTGATATTATCACCGGCAGCGTAATATCGAGCACACGCGGCCGAGCTCACCTTAGATTCAGCTATGAAGGTCATGATTGATCTCCTCTCACCATGGCCCCCGATAGGTCAGAGTCGAGCGTGAAAGAAGAGCCAGATGCCGCGATGCATTTGATTCTTACATTGGTCGCGCTGGTGATCGTAAAGACAGCCTCAGCGACATTTGAAGAGACCCGCTGATTTGTTGAGTTTTGGTAGCGGTCCCAACCGCTCTCATTACCAACTAGAGAGCCCCCCACCTCGATCTGATAATAAATATAATCAGTATTATTTTGTGCAGCGGTGGAGCGCTCGCCACCCACGACGACCCTAAACAGATAGGTGCCGGCGGGGAAAGAGAGAGTCGATGTGCCGCTACCTGTGATTGAGAGATTATTCACGCCGCCTACGGTGAGCGTAAAGTAATCACCTGACGCAGGGACCCCAGAGAAGGAGGGAGCGAACCAGGCAAGGCCTAAGTCTACAGTTTGAAAAGTCAAGTGAGTCATAAGAAGAGCTCACATATTGTACTGTATCCAGGATAATCTCGGATCGGTGCTGACGCAGTTTGATAGGCGTTGTGAATCCGGTACTCAATATAATTTAAAACACATACTAAGGCCTCGGATCCGCAAAAATTGGTTGTGCCTTCCCAATTCTCAACAAATGCGTGTTCTGATCTAGACGCGCCCTGATATGGCTTATAATTCGAATAGTACCGGTCGACGGTGCTGGGCTCCATATCAATCGAAGATCTTAAGCACCAGTCAGCCTTATAATAGGAGGGCAGCTCTGCCTTGTTATTCGTCGAGGAATAGGTGATGCGCGGGTCTGTCCAGGTGTCTTGCACATCGGACGTAGAGAGCCCCTGAATCAAACAGGGTGATGGTGCTTTTCCTGTATAGCTCATGATGCTCCCCTAGATAATGTGCCAGTTCGTTCCGTCCGTTGTCAGCGTATAGGCCGAATACTGGACAGAAAGAACCTGTGAAGCCGCCCCGTCGATCGTCCCGCTCGCGGGTGAGATCGTGACGTTTGCAGTACCTAGCCGCTTGATGTTGACCTTATAGCCGCTGTTTCCGGTAACAGTGGGGAGCGTGATCGTAACAGCGCTCGCGCCATTTGAGACGAGATAAATATCTTCGAGGGTTCCCGCCGCTGGATTGCTGATCGTGCTATTCGTTCCGCTTGAGTCTGTGGTGACTGTCGGACGAGAAGCGCCTGGAAGGTTCGTCAGCTGTGAGCCGTCGACCGCTGGAAGACGAGAAGAGCCGTCAAGCTGAACTATCTGATTCGCTCCGGTTCCGACGTCAACATTGAGCGTCGAGGTCGCGCCAGTTCCCGAAAGGGTCAAGCCGGTTCCGTCGATGTTCAACGTCGTGTCGTCGGCGTAAATGTTGACCGCTCCGGTTGCACCGTTGACGCTTGTCACTGGAGACGACGGCAGGTTCGTCAGCTGTGAGCCGTCGACCGCTGGGAGACGCGAGCTCGCGTCAAGCTGAACTAGCTGATTCGCTCCCGTCCCGACGTCCGCATTAAGCGTCGAGGTCGCTCCGGTCCCGCTTAGAACCAGACCAGTCCCGTCGATGTTCAAGGTGCTATCGTCGGCGTAGATATTCACGACTCCCGTTGCCCCGTTGACGCTCGTCACTGGCGCCGCTGGGAGGTTGGTCAGCTGTGAACCGTCGACAGCAGGCAATCGCGCCGAGCCGTCGAGCTTAACGATCTTATTCGCTGTCGTTCCGCTGTCCACGTCGAGGGTCGACGTCGCGCCCGTTCCGCTGACGACGATCCCGTCGCCGGCAAGATTTAAGGTCGCGTCGTCCGCGTAAAGATTAACCGCTCCGGTTGCACCGTTGACGCTTGTCACTGGCGCCGACGGAAGGTTAGTCAGTTGACTACCATCGACAGCGGGAAGACGAGACGAGGCGTCAAGCTGAACGAGCTGATTTGCGCCCGTCCCGACGTCCGCATTAAGCGTCGAGGTCGCTCCGGTTCCGCTCAAAACTAGGCCGGTTCCGTCGATGTTCAACGTCGTATCATCAGCGTAGATATTCACGACGCCGGTCGCTCCGTTGACGCTCGTCACTGGAGCGCTCGGAAGGTTGGTCAGTTGGCTACCATCAACCGCTGGAAGGCGTGAGCTCGCGTCAAGTTGAACGATCTGGTTCGCTCCCGTCCCGACGTCAGCATTAAGAGTCGACGTTGCGCCAGTCCCTGATAAGACCAGACCAGTCCCGTCGATGTTCAGTGTCGTGTCGTCTGCGTAGATATTGACCGCGCCGGTTGCGCCGTTGACTGAAGTC